TTTCTCTGCACTTTGCCAGCACGTATACGCACACGTACCAACTTTGTTCTTCCCATTTTCTGAATATTGGCTTCTGTTAAGCCCAATTTTTCAGATTCTTCTTTCACTAATCGTTGTTTAATTAATTTTAATTTTTCTTCGAATAGTTCTTTAATTCTTTCATCTATTAACTTTCTGGCTTCCGTCAGGTCACGAGAAAGAAAACAATTAACGAGTGACATTATGGTCTCAAACCATAACTACCGTAGTTGAATGCCGCAGGATCATTAAATTGACCACGCTGATAATGTGCATTGTCTTTACGTAGTTCCAAAATGATTGTATAACTGTCTCCGTTACCCATACCACGTGTAGTGATACCGATGTTACCGTTTGAACCTGCCGCACCTGCTGTTGGATTTGGAATTGTAATCCAGTTACCAGCACCATCATACTCACCATTGGCATTCAAATAGAATATAGTATTTGATGCTGTTGCAGACCAAAACACTTCTACATCTGTATTAGCATTACCTGGTGTATCGTACCACAAACGATTTACGGCCAACCCATAATAATTCAATGTTGTGTTTGCAGAACCACCATGTACGTTTGCTACAAGAAAACCATTCGTTGCTAAAGCACCAGACAGTGAGTTAGCTGTAATTCTTGATGTGTTTGATTCTTGGCCTGTACCATCAAATCTACCTGTCAATTTAATAACAGCATGTTGTGTGTCGTCTTTTAGTACGTTAATTCCAAATACGTTTGCCATTTTTATTCCTTAGAAAACTTTGCGATAGTTTGAAAATGTTTTGCTGAAGCCTCAAGCATATCTAACATTTTTGCTTTATTCGCTTCGTTGATTTTTTTATATAAATCCATCATATGTTTTGCCATCTGTGGAGTAACTTCAGAAGTAGAACCATCGAGGTGTTCTACCACAATATTTTGTTTGCTTTCGTTAACTTGCTTGACTTTATCAAACACAGTTTCTTCACTGGCGGAAGACCACGCCATATCTTCATATGGAACGGTAACATATTTATTAATTTTATCTACATAATAAAGAGCAACACGTTGTCCGTTTGGAAACTGACGAACAGATTTTCTACGCATAATCAACACTGCTGGTGGATCAAGTTCTCTGGATAGTGAAGTTTTACCTTCCATCATTGGATTCGAAGTTGCCACTAATGCACGGTTGTCTTTTAGTTTAGATAAAACCGGATCATATGGATTGATCTCTTGACCTGCCGCATGTAGTCTTTGAATATCATTAAACTTTTCCATAACTGGAGCAAGATATTCTGGATGATGTGCATGAAACATAATATGTGCCGCATAATCACCAAGATCAACAATACCACGTTTTTGAATGTCTAAATGATGGTGTAATTCTGCCGGCGAGAGTACACCGTCTCCATTATCATCAGGAGAACTTTCTTCTATAATTTCTTTATGAAGAAAATCTTTTAGACTTTTCATTATTCTTGTTCTTGCGAGTCGTATTGTTTTACTAAATTTTGTGCTAATTGTTGTTTACGTTGCTCAATTGCATCAAAGATTTTATCGTTGATTTCATTGTACAAAGCATCACGCATTTTTACTGCATCGTCTTGAAACGCATAATCTACTGCTGTTCTGATATTTTCCATTTTATTTCTCCATTAAACAAAATTATTTATAACACTCTTTGAAGCATACGCATCGAAGGAGTATATTCATTATTCAAACTAAGATCACCTTTAACTGGTGCGCTATCTGATGCAGGAACAGGTGCTCCACCAGCATCACCACCGGCAGGTGCACCAGCAGGTGCTCCACCAGCACCATCAGGATTCATTAATTCTTGTTGACCCTGTTGTGCAATCTGCATTGGATCCATAATTAGACCGGCTTTCTTTTCAGCATCAATCTGTTGACGCATTTCTTTCATATCATCATCAGTTAGACGTAAAACGTTACGTTGGATCCATTCCATAGAATAGTAACGACCAACATAAGGATCAACTGAACCCAATAAAGACAGACGTTCACGTACCAATTCTGCTTCTGAAAGTTCGGCAAAATTATTGTCTTTAATAAAATCAAAATAAATGTATTCTTTAAATTGATTGTATTCATCATCGGTACAAATACCTTTTAGTACACACTGTACACGGAGTGCTTGTGAGAAGATTTCAGAAAATTTCTGACGTTGACGGTCAACAAATTTAGAGAACTTAACTTCATCACGAGTAATCTCACCAACACGTCCTAAAGAGAATCCAGACTGGTTTGGATCAAGTCTAGACACAGGTACGTTGAGTGACTTATATAGTTTCTTTTCGAAATATTTAACGTCTTCTAGTTCACCAAGGTTTTGACCACCTGGTAGTGTAGTAATTTCTGTACCTTTACCACCTTCACGGCGAGGTAACCAGAAGTCTTCCATCATCGAAAGGTGTTTACGGTCATCACGTACTTCACCAGTCTGTGCATCATACACCAACTTGTTTTTGTACTTAACCATAATATCACGGAGATATTGTTCTGCTTTTAACTTTGGTAAATTACCAACGTCAATGTAAAAAATTCTACGTTCTGGCGCACGTGAAATACGGTAAATAACCGTAGCATCTTCAATCATACGTAGTTGATTAAGTGGCTTAATTGCTTTATGTAAGTATGATAACACCACCGCACGGCGTGAGTCCATTAATCCTGAATTGACATTAATGATAGCATCTTTGGCAATACGAACACCAACTGGTCCGTAACTAGAAGAAGAACCTGATACTACTTTATCGTTATAGATGTAGTATTCATTAACTGTTTGAACAATATCTACAGAAGTTCCGGTGTCTTTATCTTTTTTGATTTCACGTACCTTACGAATCTTACGTGGATCAATATATCTAAGTGCTTTAATACCTTGAGTTGGGTTTGTATCATCTAGGATAATGTGATAAAAAATTCTACCATCAATATAGAATCTACGGAAAGTATCCGTTGACATATTCTGGTAGTTTAATAAGTGAAGAACGTTCGTGAATTCTTCTTCAATAGCTTTTTTAATTTTTTCTGGTTGCTTCAAATCATCCATAACAATACGCACTGATTTGCCGTTATCATTCTGAACAATTGCTTCATTTACAATATCATCAACAGCAGATTCAATCTCTGGTTGCATTGCCATTTCACGGTAACGAGAGATTAGTTCGACCTCATTTTTCGCTGTACCGTCTAAGTCAACATAAGTACCGTAATAAGCGGCAGACGAAATCGTCAAAGCACCGTCTTCATTCGAAGGCGGAGCAAAGGTTTTCTGTGACTGCTGTTCTACATCAGTCTTCTGACGAGAAATCTGAAAGCCGAATAAACTTAGTGCCATATTTTTAAATCCATTTCAAATAAACATAATAAGGGGGAAGTAATTCCCCCTCTACAAAATTAGGAAGTAGTATCAGACTCCCACCATTGATATGCTAGAGTTGCAGTAAATTCTTCGATAGAATCATTTGCACCCCAATCCAAGTCAATTGGTGACAAGTCAACAGGGAAAGCACCAACAAATTTATAAGATTTGATGATGGCACCTGCTTTATCATATTGGTCTACTTTAGCATCAACTGAATAACCTGATGGTGTTACGGCAGTGCCATTACGCACGTTAGTGCCATGGGAATTGATACCGTTCATCCAAGACTCAAAGGCTTTACGCACTTTGAAGTTTTCATCGTTGATGATTGTAATTGTCCAGTCAGCAAAGTTTCTATTTCCAGCGAACTTCAACTCACGACCGAAGTAATATAATGGTACAGTACCAACAGTTGAACCTGGTAATTGTGCAGTCTTACACAGGAATGTTAGTGCTTGTCCAGAATTTACTGAATCGTTAGCGTAAGTTGGAAAAGTCATTGTGACTTGGAACAGGTTGGGACGAGCACCATCTCCAATGAGATTTGCACGAAACTCTGTTACGTTGAAAGCCATTTGTTTCTCCTATTTCTTATTATTTATTAAGCGCCACCAACGATTTCGCTGAATTGTACACCAGAGCGAACTGCGATGAAATTCAACTGAATGTAGTTGATTGAACGTGCTGGCTTAATATAAATGTCACCAACAAATCTGTTGCCATCAATAACTGCTTGTGTATTATTTGTTGTGTCACAAACAACACGGTAGTCATAGATGCCACGGCGACCTTTAATATCACGCAAGAAAGGTTCTACTAGAGCAACAAATTGAGCACGTGTAAATTCATCGTTTAGTTCAAACAATGAGAATTTCGATGCATTAGAAATTGCTTTTTCGAGAACAATAAACAGACGGCGGACATTGATTCTGCTGAATGCTGATGGTTGTGTTGTAAGTGTTTTGTCACCGAACAACAGCGTACCTTGTCCAGGTAATGAAATTACCGGATTAACAGCGGCAGAATAGATCGTGTCACGTTGTGCTTGGTTTGGATTCCATGCCAATTTAACAACGTTCTTAACTGCGCCACGTGAATAACCAGCTGGTGAGAACCATGGGTCTGTGTTGTCATCTGTGCGAACACATAGACCAGCCATGTCACCGTTCAATGGAATCCAACGATAAATGTTATTGTATTTGTCGTATTGGTATTTCCAACCAGAATCTGCGAATGCATAATTTGTGCTAGTTAATGAAGCGGCCCAAGCGGCAACAGCAGTAGTAGCGGCAGAAGCAGTTTGACCAACAACTTGACCTTGTAGTGGAGATATGAAAGCTACACAATCCATACGTGTCTTAGCAATGTTAGTTGCATAGTTTTGTGTTGTTGTATCCATACCAT